AAAAACTTCATCTAATGAATCAGAAGCAGGATTTGATACAGTATCCACTTCGGATGATATTTTAGATTTTACGGAACGAAATCCATTTGGTGAAGTTGACGAAGGATTTTAGATATGTTAGGAACTCATTTTTATCATCAAACATTAAGACGATTAGTTATAGGATTTGGAACAATCTTTAATAATATTGTTATACAACGAAAAGATGGTAGTGGCAATATAATACAAAGTATTAAAGTACCTTTAGCTTATTCTCCTAAAGAAAAGTTTTTAGCAAGATTAGAGCAACAAGCGGACCTTACAGAAAGACAAGTTGCAATAACATTACCTCGTATGGGGTTTGAGATTGCTGGGATTGCTTATGACTCTAGTAGAAAATTACAAAGGGTTAAAAAATTTAGAGCACTTAAAGCAGGTTCAAGTGAAAGAATGGATTACAATTATTCACCTGTGCCTTACAATATAAGTTTTAATTTATATAGTTTTACTTCATCAGCTGAAGGTGGACTACAAATTATAGAACAAATACTGCCTTATTTTCAACCTGATTATACCGTTACCGTTAATATTATTCCCGAACTAAATATTAAACGGGATGTTCCGATTATTCTAAATAGTGTTAACTATGAAGATATTTACGATGGATCATTTGTAAATAGAAGAACGGTTAATTATACATTAAATTTTACGGCAAAGACTTATCTATATGGACCAATTTATACAGGTAAGGTTATTAAAGAAACACAGGCAGATATGTATTCAGATACTACTTCCGAAGAGAAAAGAGAAGAAAGAATTATAGTAGTTCCCGACCCTACAACAGCAGACGCTGATGATGACTTCGGATTTACTACAACTATCAGTACATTTGAGGATGCTAAAAAGTACAATCCGTCAACCGATTCAGATGAATAAATAATATAAATATAAGAGAGAGAAATTAAAATATGGCCTTATCAAAAATTAAAACAGGAAGTATAACTGATAGTGCGGTTACAACTGCTAAAATAGCAGATGGTACTATTGTTAATGCTGAT